TCGTCGTCAGGGAAGTCATAAAAATGGCTGTTGAAAGTATGAACCAGTCTGGAGGACCTTTCACATTAATATCGAACGGCATGATGTCACTCTCAATTATATCGGAGATTGTTGACTTCACCGAACTGAAGAGACTTTGGTTCGTCGGAGACGATATATTGTTCATGGCCCAGAAGTTTAAATTCCTGGAGCACAAGATAAAGAGCATGAAAGAGAAATGGGGTCTCGAAGTGAAGCAGGAGAAGATGAATGTGCCGACCTTTTGCAAGTACCTGGTGACGGATGATGGTGTATATCCGGATGTCGTCCAATTGGCAGCCACAGCGTTGAGCCGTGACTTTAGAAATGAAGATGACCTCAAGCAATATCAGATCTCTCTGTTGGACAAACTTCGAGAAGTCGAGAACGAGTTGGATTGTTTGAATGCCTGCGGCGCTGCAGTTTTCGTTTACGATAATAAAGTTTCAGTGAACAAGATGAAAGCGCTTTTGGGTTTTGTCAGGAAGTTTTCAAGAATGGAATGGAGTCAGTTTGTTGCCGCTTCAGATGAGTTTAAGTTACATACGAAGATAGTGATAGCGAGTGAAGATTTGCGGCTGGGTTCAGAAAGACTGAACGGACTTGTTTGTTCCAGAAGAGAAATTGAAGATCCAACAGTAAAAAACATCCTAATACAGAAGAATGTCAGGAAGCCTACACCACGGACTTCTAAGAAATCTCGACCGACTACAGAAGGCGGAGGAATTGCCACCGGATTCCGAAGCGATACTGCGACATACGGTGACGATAGTGACGGCTTCGTTGCGCAAGCTTTTGAAGGATTTGCCATTGTCGGAAGTGAGATCATCCCGGACGCCCCGACAGAAATTGCAAGACATGATTGGTCAGGAGCCTCTGGACGATTCAAGAGGCGATCGCATAAAAGCAGTGCGTCTGCTCAACGAGATAACAACGGTGGGGGCGAAAGTTACCGCGAGAGAATTGCGGGACTCAGGGCCAGATCACGAACCATTGTGGTCAGTGATGCTGGCGATCGAGTTCGAGGAGAAGATTTATCGTGTGAGCGAATGGGGTCCCTCGAAAAGAGAAGCGAAAGAGAAAGCGGCGCAGAGGGCACTGAACCGCCTTTGGTGGGCGATGACGCAACAACACCTCCAGATGGAGGATCAGAGAGAGCTGGTTGAAGGGTATGATACCGTGAA